ACGTAAAACACGGAAAGGGGTAAACAAGAAATGAAAATGAACCGGAACTGGCTCGAGAGTGGCTTCACGCTATTTTTCAACGCTGACGCGGGTGCGGCTGGTGGCGGAGGTGGCGCTGGCGCGGGTGCAACAGGCGGGACTGATGGCGCTGGCGCAACTGGCGGGGCAGGACAAGGGACTGGCGACGGCGGCATGGGAGCCGGAACGGACAAAACCTTCACACAGGCAGAGATCGACAAGATTGTCGCAGATCGACTGGCCCGTCAGAAGGGGCAATTCGCAGATTATGAAGACCTGAAGACGAAAGCCGCTGAACTGGAAGCCCTGAAGCAGTCGCAAATGACTGAACAGGAAAAGATCGCGGCCCGTGCAAAGGAATTGGAAACACAGATCGCAGAACGCGACAAGCAGATTGCCGAATTCACTGTGAAGTCGATTAAAACGAATGTGCTAACGGAAATGGGCATTCCAGCGCATTTCGCGGATCGCATCTTCGGATCAAACGAAGCAGAGATTCGCGCTGATGCCGAAGCGTTCAAGCAACACCTGACACCAGGACAGCAGGGGCAAACGCCTGTTGGTGTGGCTTCAAATCCAGGGAGCGGCGCTGGTCAGCCTGTGGACTTTCGCACGGCTTCAAAAGATCAGGCGGCGGCGAAACTTTCGGAGTATGGTATCCGCATTTAGAAACATCATTCGAAAACTAGGGGTGAAGTAGATTGTCTATCAACGCATTTCCGGCAGAGATTCAAGCGATCGTTCAAAACGGCATTCTCGACCGGATGTATCAGGAAGCACTCACGCCAGCACTGTTGTATCGCAATCTAGCCACGCAACGCCCATTCCAGGCGAACCTCGGCGAGATTGTGACATTCACACGAACTGGCCTTCTGCTTCCTGTGACGACGCCACTCACTGTTGGAACAGACCCAACAGCCCAAAACTACACGGTTGAGCAGTATTCCATGAGCCTGAACAGCTACGGAAACGCGATGGATACCAACATGCTATCCAGCCAGATCGCGCTTGCGTCGAAGTTCTTGGAGGACAATCAGAAGCTGGCCTTCAATGCGGCCCAGTCGCTGAATCACTTGACGCGCGACAAGTTGTACAACGCGTATTTGAGCGGCAACACGTATGCCACAAGTGCCGGATCGGCAACAACGGCGCTTGTTGTGAACAACGTGAACGGATTTACGGCGCAAATGCTTGCGGGTCCGGATGGCAAGTACGGCTTGCCTGTGCCTGTCAGCGCGTCGAATAAACTGCCGATCACGGTGAATGGAACGGCAGTCAATGTGACGGCTGTGAACACCGGAACGAGCACACTGACGCTGGACACCGCAATCACATGGGCCAGTGGCGATCCTGTTGTGGCCGTGAATGCTCCGGTGATTGTACGTCCTGGTGCGAAGACCACGAACCAGAAACTGACCAGTTCGGACACGATTACGCTGTCGAATTTCACCGCCGCGGTGGCGAAACTTCGTCAGAACAACGTCCCGACAGTTGGTGGGTACTACGTGGCCCACATTGACGCGATCACTGAACAACAGTTGTTCGGCGATGCCGACTTCAAACAGGCATTGCAGGGCCGCGAAGATTCTCCGGTGTGGCGTGACTTGTCGATCGGTCGGTTCGCTGGCATCGACTGGGTGCGTAACACTGAAGCTCCGACGGTTGCTGGCACGTCAGGCGTGACTGTTCGGCAAGCGATCCTTATGGGTGGGGACTGCATCATCGAAGGACCGCTTCAGGGCTATGGTCAGCTTCTGTCGTCCACGGGCGTCGATCGTCCTGGCCTTGTGACGATGGTCGGCGGAATCGCTATGATTCACCGTCCGCCTATCGACCGTATGCAACAGGTCATTGGCTCGGCATGGAACTGGGTTGGCGACTTCGCGATCCCAACAGACGCAATCACAGGTTCGTCCGCTATGTTCAAACGGGCGATCGTCCTGGAACACGCAGGATAAGGAAAAAGAAACGCTGGGGGGGTGCTAGTATGGCAGACAACAGCGTGGCAACGGCGGGGACTTCGGTCGCCGCTGTTGTTGTAACAGAGGATTGCAGGGTCGCCTATGGCGTACATCTTCTGTCGCTGAAGAAGAACCAGGTCATTGATGATAACCAGGCGCTTGTCGACTATCTCATCAACACAGGCGCGCCTGTGAAGGCAAAGCGCAAAGCCGCAACGCCAAAGCCCGAAGGCGAAGTAACCAGCGACAATACTGAAGGCGATGCGAGTCAATCCGGTGATGAATCGGAGGTGTGATGAATGGCATCGAATCTGATTGTCGGAACGAACAGTTACATCGCCGTGGCCGACGCGCAGACATACTTTGACAATCGGCTGTTCGCGGACGCTTGGGCCACGGCAACACCGGACCAGCAAGCGCAGTCTCTAGTCATGGCAACGCGCGCGATCGATCGCCAGCCTTTGATGGGTCGAAAGAAGTCATTCGACACCGACGCGAACGACAACCCGCTTCAGGCGCTGGAATTCCCGCGGGCGTATTCGTATCAGATTCACGACATATGGCGCGGGTGGTTCAAGACGGCGATCGAGGATGAGTTCGAGACGCTTTACGTTGAAGGTGCGTCAATGTGGGCAGACGTCAACGTACCGCAATCGGTGCTGGATGCGACGTGCGAAGAAGCGCTTGCGCTGTTGGCGTTCGGCGGAGATGCGCGAATGAACCTTCGCAAAGCTGGCGTCACTCAATATCGGCTCGGTCGCAACTTGCAGGAAACCTATGACCCGACAATTGGATCAGGGCGTCGTCTGCTGTCGATCGAAGCGAGAGAAATACTGACGCCGTGGCTGGCGGGGGCGGTGTCGATCATATGACGGTCGGGCTCCTTGAAAGTTACGCATCACAGACGGCGGTCTGGAAGTCACAGACGGGCATTGATCGCTACGGCCAGCCGTCGTTCGCGTCTACCACAATTAAGGTTCGCTGGGATATGGGCCGCAAGCTGTTCCGCGATGCCGCCCAACAAACCGTATTGGGTAGTGGGTCGCTGTTTTGTGCAGAGGACGTGCAAGTCGGTGACCTAGTGAACGATGGAACGCGAGACTGGATTGTCTTGCATGTGGACGCGATTGTCGATATCAACGGCAATCTGTCGTATCGGGAAGTGACGATCTGATGGCTGAAGGATGGACCGGAAGCGAAGACGTGCTGGAAAAGATCATTCGGGATGCCGCAATGAAAGCACTTCGCGACATTGGCGAGACAATCCTGACGACGTCGATGAACAATGTTCCGCTGTTGTCCGGTACGCTTCGGCGATCGGGTACGGTGACGGTTGGCGGTCCGGTGCAAGACCCTGAAGGCGTGTATGAGTCCGCGCGCAGTCCGCACGAAGCAAAGACTGAACGGGGCCAGTCGTATAGCGGCGGAGGGCAGGACATGAAAGACGCCTTTCGTGAGCCAGTAGGCGACGAGCTCCGCGTATATGTCAGCTACAATACGCCGTATGCACTCCGCCAACATGAGGACATGGCGCTGGCGCATACGGAAGGCGGCCCGAAGTTCTTAGAAAATGCGTTCAATACGGTCACGCCGAAAATTACGCCATACGTACAGAAGCAAATAAAAGCCGCGTTAGCGAGGGGAGGATGACGACGTGTATCTTGACGATCTGGCTGATTACCTTGCCGCACATACGACCCTGGTTGTCGGTTCGACGCTATTCACGGGGCGATTGCCGGACGAGCCGGATGCGGTCGTCGCGATCTTCCCCACTGGCGGACCTCCGCCGGACCTCGCGGCGCTGATTGACTACCCTGCATTTCAGATCAGAGTGCGGGATGCGGCGTACCTGTCGGGATTCAATACGGCTGTGGGCGTCCAGGATGCCCTACACGGGCTTTTTGAACTGAACATGGGTTCTACTCACTTCCTGCTGATTGAAGCCCTACAGTCGCCGCATTCGATCGGCACGGACGGTAACAATCGCTGGGAGTTCACACAAAACTACAGAACCATCATGAGGAGGGCATAACGTGGCAATCGCGGGTAAAGGCGGTAACGTAAAGATCGGCGCGGCGATGGTCGGTGAAGTGAATCAGTGGAAGCTGGACATTTCCAACACGGAGATCGACACAACGAACTTCGGCTCGGCTGGTTGGAAGACGTACATTGCTGGATTAAATGAGTGGTCGGGATCGTTCGACGCCAACTGGATTGTCGAAACAGACACAACGGGCCAGGTCGTGATTCAAAATGCTATCTTGGCAGGTACAATTACAACGTTGGAATTTGACGTTGACGGAACGCATCACTATTCCGGCTCAGCGCTAATCAAAAAGTTCAGCGTCGACACGTCGGTTAAGGGTCAAATCAAGCTGACGGTAGACTTCCAGGGAACAGGCGCGCTGACGTATGCGTAACCTTCAGCGCTTGGGTAGCGACTTCACGCACGCGACTCGCAACTTCTTCGTGAAGGTCGGAGAGGTCGCCGCGTTCTTGGACGACGAAGCGGAACTCCTATTGAGTAACGCGGGCGAACTGTGGAAGGAGGTAGCAGGGGATGGCGATAGCGGGCAAGGTGGGCCAGTTTTACCGTCAGACGATAGCGCCGTCGGTCCCGTTCACAGCGGCGGCAATGTCGCAAGTGTCGGGGACGGGGATAACGCCGTACACGCGTTATCAGATAACGGACACGACGAAGAGGTACTGGGATCCAACGCAGACAGTAACGGTTAAGAAGAACGGGACTGTCGTGACCACAGGGTATACAGTCGAACTCTTGTCAGGCTTCGTTGTCTTCACAGCCGCGAACATAGTTACGGATACAATCACGGTGTCAGCATCGGCGCTGGATGTGGAGCCTGTTGGCGGGGTATTCCAGTGGAAGTTGGACATTGACGCCACAATGGAAGACGTGACGACATTCACGTCCGGCGGCAACAAAGAATTCATGGCTACGCTGAACGGATTCAGCGGTTCGGCTGA